GTTATTGGCGAAATCAAATCAGAAGAAGCTAAAGAGGAAGAAGAAGAAGTTGAAGCAACTGAGGAAATCGAAGAAGTGGAAGCTGAATATGCAACTAAAGAAGAGTTAGCAGAAGTTAAATCAATGCTCGAAGAAATTAAAGCAATGATTGACAAGAAAGAGGAAATGAGCGAAGTGGAAGAGCAAGTGAAAGAGGAACTATCCGAAACACCTGCATCTGAACCTATCACTCATAACCCTGAGCCAAAACAAAAAGTAAATCTAAAGTATGCGCAAAACAGAAAGCAAAGTACTTTTGATAAAGTAATGTCTAAAATTGTTAACAATTAAATTTATATAAAATGCCAAATCCAACTATTACAGGAAGTACTTATGCAGGGGAATTTGCAGGGAAATATCTCGGTGCTGCCCTTCTAAGTGCTGATACACTTGACAAAGGTGCTATCACTATCTTACCAAACATTAAGTACAAAGCTGCTATGAAAGTCGGTGCGTTCTCAAATCTTGTACGCTCTGCTGATTGCGACTTTGACTCATCTACATCAGGTCTTACTCTAACCGAGAAAGTACTTACACCAACTGAGTTGCAAGTTAACTTACAAATCTGTAAAAAAGAGCTTCATGCCGATTGGGAAGCTGCTCAAATGGGATTCTCTGCTTTTGACGAGCTACCCCCATTGTTCTCTGATTACGTTATCGCACGTGTAGCTGCTGAGGTTGCTAAAGCAACTGAGGTATCTATTTGGCAAGGTAGTGCAGGGGAAGGAAACTTTGATGGTTTTGAAACTCTACTTGCTGCTGATACAGATGTAGTAGACGTTGTTGCAGGTACAGTTACTACTGCAAACGTAATCGCTGAGCTTCAAAAAATCGTTGATGCTATCCCAAGTGGTGTATATGGAAAAGAAGATTTAACTATCTATATTTCTCAAAACATCGCTAAGGCGTATGTAGGCGCACAAGCTGCTTTAGGTTACAGAGATTTGTATCACGTAGGTCAAACTGAGATGAACTTTCAAGGGATTCCTTTGTTTGCAACAGGTGGTCTTGCTGATAACACAGCAGTAGCTGCTCAGAAGTCCAACCTATTCTTTGGCTGCGGCTTGTTAAATGATAGAAATGAGGTTCGTGTAATCGACACCGCCGAATTTTTAGGCGATGACAATGTTCGTGTAGTTATGCGCTATACAGCAGGTGTGCAGCATGGTATTGGTTCTGATATCGTTCTCTACGCATAATCAATAATTCTCTAACTTAAAAGGGGTGGGTAAGCCGAGTGCCTACCTACCCTTTTTTATTAAAATTAAAAAATATGCCTTGTTCAGTATCAAACGGAAGAGCGTTACCATGTAAAAGTGGTGTAGGTGGGCTAAAGAGTATTTACTTTGCCCCTTATACAAGTACTACTGCTGACTTAACTGACAGCTCAGGTACAATCACTTTAGATGATAGCGTATCTTTCTACAAATATGAAATCAAGGGTAACTCATCATTAGAAACTGCTATTAACTCGTCAAGAGAAAATGGCACTACTTTTTATGAGTCAACCCTTAATGTTACATTTACGTTTTTAGATGTAGCTACTCAAGAGCAGATTAAGCTCTTAGCTCATGGTCGACCTCAAATCGTTATCGAAGATTATAATGGTAATGGATTTTTAGTAGGTAAAGACCATGGAAGCGAAGTTACAGGGGGTACAGTTGTTACAGGTGCAGCTATGGGGGATTTAAGTGGATTCACACTTACCCTTACTGCTCAGGAAACAGCACCACCTTTCTTTGTAGCAACATTACCAACTGATGATGCTTCATCGCCAATTAACCCAACTCCGTAATTTTTTGTATATTAGCAAAGAATTTTCATTAAGTTTGGTTTAGTTATAATTAGGGGGTATAAAAGCCCCCTTTTTTATTACACAAAATTTATAATTTATACGTTATATAAGTGTATGCAAATTCTAACTACATCAACAGACTCTCAAAGCATAGATGTAATACCACGCAGAAGCGTATCAGGGGTTATATCTTTGTTTGTTAGAAACGAATCAACAAACGTGGTTACACAGTACACATCAGATCAGTATTGGGATACATACGAAGCTACTTTTAGCGGTTCAGAAGTAGAGTGGAGTGGTAGTACATTGACGTTTTCAGAGGGTCAAACATATCTTAGGATAAACAACAGATACAACTTATCAGAGGATACTTATTATTCATTTGTAATACAAGACACAATAGGAAAGTTATTTAAAGGTATGATGTTTTGTACAAATCAAACAGTAGATCAAAGTACAAACGAATACTACCAAATGAATAAAAACCAATATGTAACGCACTCAGCAGATAACGAGTTTATTATACTATGATAAAACTAACCACATCAACGGATGCACAAACCATTAAGGTTATACCACGTTCTTATGCAATGAATGTAAGTATGGTGTTTAGAGATGATAGTACAAACACATCTGTTACATATACATCTTCTGCTACTACTGATAAAAACCACTTAGTTATAAGCGAATCACTATCCTTAACAGAGGGTAGGTTTTATGATTTAACAATAAAAGAGGGTACAAGCGTTATATATAAAGACAAAGTGTTTTGTACAGACCAAACAGTTGATCAAGACACGAATAATTATTACTCAGTTAATCAAGGGGAATACACAACAGAAACAACCTACGATAACGATTATATTATATTATGAAAAACGATTTAAGAATAGTTAGTTTAAGCACCTATACAAGTCCTGCGGTAAAAGAGGTACGTAATCAGGAGTTTGTAAGCTATGGGGAAGATAACAACTACTTTCAATATCTAATAGACAGATACAATGGTAGCCCTACAAATAACGCTATTATAAATGGTGTTAGTGAGATGATTTATGGTAAGGGATTAGATGCTACCAATAGTAGTAAAAAACCTGACCAATACGCACAGATGGTGTCTTTGTTTAACGCTGACTGTGTTCGTAAAGTAGTTTATGATTTAAAACTCATGGGGCAAGGTGCTTTACAAGTTATCTACTCTAAGGATAGAAGCAAAATTGTAAGTCTTGAACATATCCCTGTTGAAACTTTGCGAGCTGAGAAATGCAACGATAAAGGCGAAATCGAAGCGTACTTTTACCATTACGATTGGGCTAAATACAAAAAGAGTGATGAGATAAAACGTATTCCTGCCTTTGGAACTTCTAAAGAGGGATTAGAGATTATGTACATCAAACCTTATCGTGCAGGGTTTAAGTATTATTCGCCTGTGGATTATCAAGGGGGTACTCAATATGCAGAGTTAGAGGAAGAGATAAGCAACTACCACTTAAATAATATAATGAATGGGTTAGCCCCATCTATGTTAATTAACTTTAACAATGGTACACCTGATCCTGAACAAAGGGAACTAATCGAAAGACGTATATACGAGAAGTTTAGCGGTTCAAGTAATGCAGGTAAGTTTATCTTAGCGTTTAACGATAACGCTGAAACTGCTGCTGACATACAACCTATCCAACTAAGTGATGCACATAATCAATATCAGTTTTTAAGTGATGAAAGCTCACGTAAGATACTTGTATCTCACAGGGTAGTATCTCCTATGCTATTAGGAATTAAAGACAATACAGGGCTTGGTAATAACGCAGACGAGCTTAAAACAGCTACTATCCTTATGGATAACACAGTTATTCGTCCGTTCCAAAGATTGCTTATTGAGAACTTCGACCAAATCCTTGCATATAATAATATATCACTTAACTTATACTTTAAGACATTACAACCTTTAGAGTTTACTGACCTTGACAATGTAGAGGATTCAGAAACAAGAGAAGAGGAAACAGGTGTAAAAATGTCAAAACAATGTTGTGACTTATCTAAAGAGGATTTATCTGATGAAGATTTTGACGTAATACTTGACGAGCTAAGAGGCGAAACAATGTCGAATCGTTGGGAGGCAGTTGATGTTAGAGAGCAAAACGATGAAAACGAAAACATTGAGGATTGGGCTGTTAAGCACATTGAAAGCAAAGAACAACAGTTAGAAAAAAAATCAATAGATTCTAAAAAAAGTGGTTTTAGTTACTTAGACAAATCCCTTTATAAAGTAAGATACAGATACGCACAAAAATACGGATCAGGCAAGTCAAGACAGTTTTGTCGTATTATGATGAGCAGAAGCAATAGGAACGTAGTGTATCGCATAGAAGATATTGACAAAGCAAGTAACGCAGGTGTTAATAAGTCTTTTGGGCATAAAGGCAAAGCATACGATTTATTTAGATTTAAAGGTGGTGTGTCTTGTGGTCATGTATGGGAGGAAGTTTTATATAGACTTAAATCCAAGACTATGAAAAAAAATATCCAAAACTACGATGAAGTAGATAAGATACCTAAATCGTACGCACCAACACCAAGAGGGTATAAGGATGCAGCAAAAGCCCCAAAGGATATGCCTAACAACGGACACCACCCAAATTATAAAGGATAATGGCAACAGCACTATTTATATCACGCACAGACTTAGTTAAAAACAGTATCATTGATGGTAATGTTGATACTGATAAGTTTATTCAGTTTATCAAGATCGCACAGGAAATCGAAATCCAAAATTTTTTAGGGACAGACCTTTACAATCGGATTAGCGCAGATATTATCGCAGGTACGCTTACAGGCGATTATCTAAATCTTGTTAATGATTATGTACAACCCATGCTTATATGGTGGGCGCAAGTTAATTATTTACCCTACGCTGCGTATCAAATTAAGAATGGTGGTGTATTCAAACACACATCAGAGAACGCAGAAAGTGTAAGTAAAAACGAAGTAGATTACTTAGTAGAAAAGGCTCGTAATACAGCAGAGTACTACACACGTAGGTTTGTTGATTACATGAGTTTTAACAGCTCAACTTTTCCTGAGTATAATAGTAATTCAGATAGTGATGTTTTTCCTGATAAAGATAGCTTATTTAACGGATGGGTACTGTAAAATATAAACCGAAAGAAAGAAACGTAGTTAAACTAAAAAGATTCTTACAAAACAACGAAAGTAAGGTATGGCAAATCTTCAAAACAAAAGAATAAAAGACACCTACGAGGGGTTAATCAAAACTACTGATAACAATGCTATTAGTGGAGAGGTTGAACTTACCGATGGTTCAGGTAATGGTACAGGAGTTAGCGTGTCCACAGATGGACGTGTAGTGGCATCAGGTACTGTTTCTTTTGGTTCTTTGAAGGATACAGGCGAAAACATTACGATCACAAAGTTTGTTGATCAGGCAGATGGTATTGCAAGTAACGATAACGACACTTCTATCCCCACAGTAGCAGCAGTAAAAGATTATGTAGATAGCACCGAACTTGACACAGTTACAAGTGTAAACACGCAGACAGGCGATGTAGTCTTAGGAACGGATAACATAAGTGAGGGGGCAAGCAACCTATATTATACAGAAGCTCGTGTAAATGCAAATACAAACGTAGCTGCTAACACACTTAAAAACACTTATCCTACTGCTGATGCAAATAAGGTAGGACATATTACAGTTACACAAGCTGTAAACTTAGACACGATAGAATCAAACGTAGCTACTAATAACGCAAAGGTAAGTTTTAATAGTAGTGCATCATCTAAGCTATCAGGCATAGAAAGTGGTGCAGAAGTGAACCCAACAAGCACAGATGGTTTAAGCGAGGGTTCTACAAACTTATATTATACCGATACTCGTGTATCAGCCAATAGCGCAGTAGCATCCAATACAGCAAAAACAGGCATAACCTCGCAACAAGCAGCAGACATAACTACGAACAATGCAAAAGTTGGCATCACTACAACACAGTCAAACGCTATCACTACCAACTCTGCAAAAGTATCTTTTCCCGAAGCGCCTAATGATGGCGAATCTTATGTAAGAAAAAACGAGGGTTGGGAAAGTTTAACGCACCCTGCTGATGCAGTTACTTCTGTAAATGGCGAAACAGGTGTAGTAGTTTTAGATTCAGACGATATTGCAGAGGGTACATCTAACTTGTACTTTACCGATGCAAGAGTATCAGCTAATACCAATGTAACTGCAAACACAGCTAAGGTAGGAATCACTACACAGCAATCAAGTGACATTACCGCAAATAATGCTAAGGTCGGAATTACCACACAACAGGCATCTGACATTACTACTAACAATGCGAAGGTAGGTATCACAACTACCCAAGCAGATGCGATTACAGCAAATACAGCTAAAGTTGGTATAACAACAGATCAATCTAATGCAATAGTATCTAATACCGCAAAGGTTGGCATTACAACACAACAAGCTGCGGACATAGTTACTAATAATTCGAAAGTTGGCATAACAACAACACAAGCCAATGAGATAACCGCCAACACTTCTAAGGTTGGTATTACTACGCAACAGGCGAGCGATATAACAACGAATAATGCCAAAGTGGGTATAACTACCCAACAAGCGAGTGATATCACGTCTAACAACGCTAAAGTGGGTATTACGACCACACAAGCTAATAACATAACAACCAACAACGCTAAAATAAGCTACAATACAACAGATTCAACTAAAGTAGGTTATATTAGTATAAGTCAAGCTGTTGATTTAGACGTTGTAGAAAACAAACAAGACAACCAATATAAGATAATTGGTATTGCTATGGATTATTCAAACAGAGTGTTATCAGATAGCGGAACTGCTGAGGGTAGCCAAAGTATTATGGAAAATATAGAAACTTTAATCTTAAACTAATGAGCATATACGATAATGCAGGTGTAGTGCAAATCCCAAGTGGATATAAAGCAGGAACGACAGACAACCTATACTCTGTTCTACCTGCTAATGGTAATGGGGATTTTAACGCTACAAGGGGATCAAGTGCCACACGAGTAAATAAAGATGGACTAATAGAAAGCGTTGCTACAAACGTACCTCGTTTAGATTACCCTTTAATTGATGGCGTAGTACAGGATTGCCCTGCTTTACTTTTAGAACCGAGTAGAGAAAATAAAATTACTTATAGCGAGGATTTTAGTAATGTTTATTGGACTAAAAATGGTTCAAGTGTAACAAGTGGTTTTATATCTCCTGATGGTACTGACAATGCTTTTAAATTAACGAAAACATCTTCGGGAAATTCGATAGTGAGATTAGTAAGTGGACTAACAAATGTTAACTATACGTTCTCTATTTACATAAAAAAAGTAAATGGGAGCGAAAATGTTTCTATAATTTTACCTAATGGTGGTAATACGCAAGTAACAATAAGTAATGAATGGGAACGATATGATGTCACTTCTTTACCAAGTGGAGGAACGGGTGCTTTTGTAGGTGTGATTTTATCAGCAATAGGAGATGAGGTGTTGATTTACGGCGCACAATTAGAGCAAGGAAGCTACGCAACTTCATATATACCAACGTCAGGAAGTACAGCAACACGCTCAGCCGATGTTTGTAATGGCTCAGGAACAAGTGCAGAGTTTAACGACAGCGAAGGGGTTTTGTTTGCTGAAATAGCAGCACTTGCTAATGATAGTACTTTTCGAGTTATTAATTTAAGAGGTAATGCAGATAATTTAATAAATTTTGGTTTTAAAAATACTTCAAACAGTATATACTTTTATAAAGAAGTTAATAATGTGGCTCATTCCCCTGTAACACCAAGTCAATCTGTAAACATATTAGAATTTAACAAGGCAGCTGTTTCGTATTCAACAAGCACTAACTACTTGTGGGTTAATGGATTTAAAACTGTATCATCAACAGGGGTCGGTTCGTTTAGTACGAGTTTATCTACATTAAATTTTGACAACAATTCTACAATTCCGTTCTACGGAAAAACAAAACAACTATCAACTTTCAAAACAGCACTAACAGACAGCGAACTTGAAACGCTTACAAGTTGGGATTCTTTTAATGCTATGGCAACAGGACAATTATATACAATAGAATAATGGCAAATACTTTTAAATTCGGTAATGGTAATTGGGCAGTCAAAGATGGCTATGCCTTAGCGTATAACGACGAAAACAATAACTTCAAACCTTTGCCTTTTGACTTTACAAGGGCATCATCAGCTACAACGCTTAATAGACAGGGGTTAGTAGAAACAGTACCAAGTGGCAAACCACGTATTGACTTTTTAGATAACACAGATGGGCATCTACTTCTTGAACCGAGTAGAACGAATATCGTTTTTTATAGTGAACAGCTTGATAATTCAGTATGGAATAAATTAACAAATACTACTGTTACAGCAAATCAAACACTTTCGCCTGATGGCAGCCAAAATGCTGATGAGTTTTCGGCAACATCTACAAGCACATCGTTAATGGCTGTACAAGATAGTTTTTCAGTATCTTCAAGCGTTGATTATGTTATTAGTTTTTTTGCTAAAAAAGGAAGTGTTAGATATGTACAATTATTTAACGGAACAGGTCAAGTTACAGGAAACCCAAGAACAAACTTTGACTTACAAGATGGCAATATAGCTATTCAGGATAGTGGGCATACTTCATCAATAGAGGATTTTGGTAATGGTTGGTATAGGTGTACCACTAAAGTAACTACATTATCTACAACTTTACAGATGTATATTAATGGTGTTTCAACTTCTACTGCATCAAGAAGTGCTACGTCAAGTTGGACATCAGGCAATAATTTTTATGTATGGGGTGCACAATTCGAAGCAGGAAGCTACGCAACAAGCTATATACCGACAGAAGGAAGTAGTGTTACGAGGGCTGTTGAAACTACAAACGCAACATTAAATTCATCTGTTTTAAGTAATTTAGAAGGAACTATATTAATTGATGTAGATTATGTTTCTACTTCAGATGTAGTTGTACTTGCATCGCCACACGATGGTTCGACAAATAAAAGAGTTGAAATATGGGCGAATGGAAGTGTTATAAACGGATTTATAGGTGGTAGTGTAAACATAGCAATAGGTAATACAACTATATCTAATGGCAGAAATAAAATAGCTTTAGCTTATAAAAGTGGCGATTCGGCTTTTTATGTTAATGGAAGCCAAATAGGTGTATCATCAATTTCTTTTACTATATCATCTTTAACTAAATTTAGTTTTAATTCATTTTCATCGGCATCAACAGCTTTTCAAAATGTTAATCAAGCGAAAATATACAACACACGACTATCAAATACAGAACTTCAAAATTTAACAAGTTAAAAAATGGGATATTTATTTAAAAAGTACGAGTTTGACTCACAGGAACAAGCAGAAGAGAAAATCGCTGCTCTTCCACACGAAATTGACGATGAGGGTAACGAACACCCATCTCACAACCACACAATAGTAAAACTTGGTTTTCTATGGGTTACAGAACCTACCTTTGACGAGGAAGGAGAAATAGAAACTGAGGGTGTTGCATCTGATAGTTATTCAGTAGATGTGTTGTGGAATGGTTTAGACGAATCGCCTTATGGTTGGAAGTCTAAAGAAGTATCTGTTGAGGGGAATGGTGTACATACCTTTGCAGGTTGGTCGTTTAATTCTTAATATATAAGAAATGTCAGAGTTGTCAAAAGATACTAAGTTTAGTATGTCAATAGAAACTATTGTATCTCTTGCTGTGGGCATAAGCACAGTTACAGCGTTTTATTTTAGCTTAAAAGGTCAGATAGACGAAGCTATGATGTTACCTGAACCTGTTATATCAAGACAAGAATACGACTTGAAAGACAATGCTATTCGTAGTGAGATTATGAACAATAGAGAATTAATAGAAAAGAACTTTGAGAAACTTGAAACAATAGAGCAAAGGTTGTATGAATTGAGATAGATATGAGACTTTTAATAGTATTAGCGTTTTTGTTATTTAGCCCCACATCTTTAGGGGAGGTTAAGACAAGTGATGTTACTGTGTTACACGTAAACACTAAATGGAATAAGCACCAAAACATTGACTTAAACGGACTAATAGGGTGCAAAGTAAAATATGGATTCTTAGAAGATCAATCAAAAGAGTTACAGACTAAGATAAGGACTGTACCTGTTATAGTTGTCTTTAAGGGGAATCGAGCAATAAAGCAATGGACTGCTGATCTTACTTTTAGATTAGAGGTTGATGTAAACGAAATACAACAAGTTATAGATAGATTATGAAATACTTTAACTACTACGAATTTGATAGCCCTGATGTACAGGGGAGCGGTCAATTAATGGACTCTAAGATATTAGAGATGTTAGACCAAGTAAGAGACAAATTTGACAAACCTATTACTATTAATTCAGGTTATCGCACAGAAGCACACAACAAAGAAGTAGGTGGAACTGAACATAGCAGCCATATAAAAGGCTTAGCAGTAGACATAGCGTGCAATAATTCAGTAGATAGGTTTGACCTTATGAACTGCCTTTTAGATGTAGGATTTAATCGCATAGGTATTGGTAATACGTTTATCCATGCAGACATTGATCCTGACAAATCCAAAAACGTAATATGGACTTATGCGTAGTTATGCGGTTATATTATTATTCCCAACATCGTTTATAGCAGGTGTTTCTTATTATCCACCTACAAAGATGTATCAATTTTCAGAGTTGAATATATACCTATTTGTGGTACAATTACAGTTTAGAAAGTATGAGTAAAAAGAAATTTAAAGACACAAAAGTAGGTAGGTTCTTAACATCAGTAGGTTCAACGCTTGGCGATGGCATGGGTGATGTGTTGCCCGACAATGGTGTTTTAGGCATCTTTAAGCGACTTATAGCAAAAGATAATACATTGACCCCACAAGATAAAGAAACTGCGTTAAAACTACTCGAGATTGATTCTATGGAGATTCAGGAAGTTAGTAAGCGTTGGGATAGTGATATGGCTTCTGATAGTTGGTTAAGTAAGAATGTTAGACCGATAACGCTTATATACTTAACCCTTGCAACTACGATCTACATTGTTCTTGATAGCTTAGAGATATCTTTTAAGATAGATGAAGCGTGGATAGAGTTACTTAAAACTCTGTTGGTTACAATCTACGTTGCGTACTTTGGTAGCAGAGGTTTTGAAAAATTCAAAAAAATTAATAAGTAGTATATATATATATATTATAATAAGTATTATATTACTTAAGTATAATAGTATATTATTATATAATATTAAT